TGATCAATAGGTAAGTAAGCACAATTATAAACTCTATTAGGAGATATTTCAATTGGTTTACCACCAAACTGTAATGATCTCATAGATGGTAGTATTTTTTTGTCATAAACTAATTGATACACTTCTTCAATTTCATCTTTTAATTCAGGATATCTTTTAATATGCATTTGTTTATTTCTTGTAACTAACTCGTCCCAAGTTTCTCTTCTGTTTAATTCCGGTATAAATTTTGCATACTTCATGTATACTGTAATATCTGATAAAATTTTATTTGAAATGTTCATTTATGACTCCTAATTTTTTTGTTTTTAGACGAAAATAGGCCCTACGAAAGGCCTACATTTTAATTTAATATAAATATAAATACTATCCTAAACTTCCGCCCAAATCTTTAAATTTTTGTGCTAAATTTTTCTTTACTAATGTCTCTCCGGTCCGCATTGTCTGCGTAGTTTGCTTTCCTTGTGTAGTTTGTGGTTCAAAGAAATCAAATTGACCATTATTTGTGTTAATTTTACTTGGTAATGTAATGCCATCTGGGCCGAATCTATTCTTAATAACATGTCCTCTACCCGTTCCTGATAATTTATCTTCTACTTTTCTAGACAATGACATTAAGAAATCTGATACCATTACTTTACCATATGATGAAGCTATTTTATCTGCTTCAATTATATCATCTTCTAATGCAGATCTATTTGCTTGAGTTGCAGTCCAAACAGGAACTCCATATTCTCCAGCCATACCACGAAGATCTTCATATAACTCTTCCAGAGCTTCATGTTTATCTTTACTTGATACTTTTAAAAGATCTGCATAATCTACTACTATTAAATCTGGCTTATTTCCTAACATAATAGTTTTCTCAACATGGGCTTTAATACCCATAACACCAACTGATTTAGTTGGATAATATTTTATAATTAATTCTCCAGATATATCTTTTAATTTTTCTTCTATATCTTCTGTATAATTTTTTAAATTTTGAGCAGCAATACCTGTTATAACAGAATCATATCTTTGTCCTACATAATTTTCATTTAATTCTAACGTATAATGTATAACTGTTTTATTTTGTCTTATTGCATTTGCTCCAATGTTAATTAACATCCAAGATTTACCAATACCAGCTGGAGCCATTACTACGCCTAATTCTCCTGGAGCTAATCCGCCATCCATTAAATCATCTATTACATCCCACCCAGTAGTTACAGTATGTCTAGCTGCTTCATTATATCTAGATATTACATCTTTTTTATATTCATGTCCTATATCAGTGTCAGCGCCGGCTTTCATTGCTCCATCAATTTTACTTTTAATTTCATCATAATTACCCATTTTAAGTAATGATACTGAATCCATAATAGCTCGTTTTATTTCTTGATTTTTGCAAAACTTAAGTATTTCATCTTTTACAAACGTCAGGTCGTCTGACTCCATAAATCTAAATACTTCTTTTAATTGTTCTAATATTGCTGTTTTTAGAACATCATTATCTATCTCTGTAACTTTAACTTTTAATACGTCTTTTGAGGGAGGAGTTTTATATTCACGAAAATGATCTAATACTACTTCTAATAACCAACTGTTTGCGTCTGATTCAAAATAATCTGCTTGTATAATATCAGCAATTTGTTGAAGAAATGTTCTATCAACGAACATTGCTGCTAAAACTTTTATTTGAAATGACCACCCATACTCACTTAACTTATCTGTCATAAATTATTATATAAAAAATATGTATTAAATCCAATTATTTTGTTTTTTGTGCAAATGCACTCAATGATAACCATGTATTGTTTAACCAATCCGGCATATTTTTCATAACAGACCACATTTTATCTTCCATAAATAATTTTCTAAATTCTATTTTATCTAGTTCTGATATTTGTGATTCCATTATTTTTCTAATATTACTTTTTGTTTGAGCTGGAATATCTAATAGTTTTAGATTCATTAGTCTCCAGTTATCAGATATTATATTTTTATTATCTAATATCTTTTTATATGTTTTAGACTCATCTATTTTATCATTACATGTTTTCCATAATGTGTCTAATTCATATTCTTTTGTTAAATTTAAATTTGGAACATGTTTTAATAATGTTTTAGGTCCTATCCCATTTACACCTGGTATGTTATCTGATTTGTCTCCAGTAAACGATCTATACATAACATAGTTTTTAGGATGTACTCCAAATTCATTTAATACACGTTCTGTATCATACATTTTCTTTTTAATTGGAGACCATATTTCAATTTGATCATTAACCAATTGATAAAAGTCTCGATCTGTAGATACAATTGTAATTTTTTTACTTTTAGCTTCATACATTTGAGTAATATATGCAATAGTATCATCTGCTTCAATTCCATCCATAGATAAAAATGTAACAGGTAAAGCATCTAAATATGAAACTAATCTACTAAATTGATAACGCATAGCTTCTTGCTCTTGTTCAATATTAGCAAAATGATGATCATGTCTTCGCAATCTTGTTTTATTAGCTCGATTACCTTTATAATCTTTATAAATCTTTTTTCTTCGCTTAGATCCACCAACTCCATCAAATACAATAATGCATCTAGAAGGCTTGAAATCTCTAACGCATTTGCCAATGCTATATAGAAATCCAGTAATACCTCCTATATGTTCACCATCTTCATTAGTTGAAGGAGTTGCTGAAAATGATCTAATAAAAGTATTGAGTCCGTCAAAAATCATAATATGATCATCAGGACTCTGATTAATACTTTCTTTTTCTTTTTGAAGTTGTTTAAATAATTCTTGATACTTATTCATTATGCTTCTTCATTTACAACTTCTTCGTCTACCACAACATCGTCGATACCGCCATCGATACCAGCACGATATTTAAAAATATATGCTTCGCAAATTCTATTATACAATCTATCTTTCATTTCAGGATTTTGTATTACTTTTTCCATGAAATCTTTACTTTGAAATTTAATAGTATCTAGAACTTCTCCAGTATCTGGATCAACATCGTCTAATGAATACCAAGCTCCTGATTGAGAAACTAATTTGAAATTCTTCATGATGTTTAACCAACCTCCATAGTTGTCAATTCCACTATCATAATATATTTCATAATCAATTTTTCTATTAGGAGGACCCATTCTATTTTTTACAACATGTACATTGGTTTTATTTCCAACTACTTGATCAGCTCCATTCACTCTAGCTTTAATCATCCCGGTGTTTTTTAACCGAAGTCTAACTGATGAGTGAAATGGTAATGCTTTACCGCCTGCTGTTGTCCATGGATCTCCAAAAGATACGCCTAATTTAGTTCTTAACTGATTAGTGAAGATTAAACATATTCTTTCTCTAGCTATCCAATTAGTAACTTTTCTCATGGCTTTACTTAATATAATAGATTTGGAAGTTGCATATCCATCCTTATCATATTCCATAGCCATTTCTATTTTAGTAGATGCACCCATTACTGAGTCTACTACTATAGTTACTAATCTATCTTTATCAGACTTTCTAACATTTTCAACAATAGTCTCAATAGTTTCAAATATTTCTTCTATTGTTTCTAATGGAACATATAGCATAGTTTTTAAGTCTACACCAATTGCTGTTAAAAATTCTGCACTACTAGCTGATTCTGTATCAATATATACTGCTAATCCGCCTTTCTTTTGTGTCTCTGCTAAGGTGTGAGCTGCTAACAAGGATTTACCCGAAGCCTCAAGTCCTGTTATTTCGGTAATTCTACCAACAGGAAAACCTCCATTAGGACGATTTGAAATAGCTAGATCTAGCATTGAACATCCTGTAGATACCCATTCATTAACATTTGTAGGAGCATCTTCGTCACCATCTAGAAAGAATGCTGATTTGTAATTTTGTCCTTTAAATTGTTTATTGATACTATCTGCAAGAGTTGCGGCTAACGAATCTTCCAGTTCGCTCTTTTTCTTTGCCATATAACTGGTCCTTTATTACTCGTTAAATAAATCGTTGAATGCTTCAGCTACGTCTGTTTTCTTAGTAACAGTTTCTGTTGCTGTTTCTTTTACTGCTTCTTTTGTTTGACTAACATCTGAATCAGCTCCTTCTGGATTCATCCATTCTTGAAGTGCTTTTTCTAGTTCTTCATATGTTGGTTCTGGAAATAAGTCAGTAATTTTAGGTTGATCCATGATTGATTTTGCAATTGCTTTATCTTCAGTTGCAGCTGATGTATTTGGCTTAACTCTAATAGCAGTCTTTGGATATTGTCCTGGCCCTTCTGATGGGGTAAATTCAACATCAATATCTCTACCATTCATTAAGTCGGTAATATCACCATAATCAGGATCTGCTATAATAGATAATAATTCAGAATAAATAGTCTTACCGAATCCCCAAAATTTAACGCCTTCTGATTCTTTACCTCTTACGATAACAGGAACATAAGTTCTCATTTTAGGTTCTATTTTTCTACCCATAACCCAATCATCTTTGTCACCAGTTTTCTTTAACTTGTCAGCAAATTCAACTACTGGATCTGCATTGCCAAATGTTATTGGAGAGAGCATACTTCTCTTTGCAATATCATAATGGAAATACATTTCTAGGAAAGGGTTTTCTTTTCTGTGAACGTAAGGAACGATTCTTACTCTTTGCTTACCAGGTTCTGGTCTGAAATAATTGTTTTTTCTGTCGTTCGTGGTTGTTAATTGGTTAAGTTTTGCCTTAATGGCATCTAAATCTAAACTCATTGTTTTATCCTTTAATTGTTTAATTGTTATTATTTGTTTATTTATTAATTATATTATAAGTAATTAATTCGTTAATTCAAAGTTAATTGTGTAATTGTTTAATTTTTTTATTGTTTAATTTGATATCCAAGTCTTTGTAATGATTGTCTTACTGTGGGGACATTTGTGGCTCCGTGATAATTCATATCATAAAGTTCATCTCCAACATCATCAATGTAATCTTCTACTGATCTTTTTAATATTTGAAATACTTTATTTAATGTGTTAATATCTTTGATTGCAGCAAATACGCTTTGAATAGCTGCTTCCGAGTCATTTCCTAACCCTATTCCGGTTGTAGTAATTGATATAACTGGAGCATCTGCTCTTTTTAATATTTCAGCCATTCCTGCAGCATCAACTTGGCCAGACTTTAAAGCTTTATACATATCAGCCATGGTTTTGTATAATGCTTGTTCTTGAAGATTCTTAGTACCAAATCTTCTCATATTTTCTTGAAGTTTATTCATTATTTCTCTATTTTTTCTAATGTGTCAATATCAAAATCTTCTAGTTCTCCATGAAATGCCATTGATCCTTCCATTCCCCATTCATTACCACCATCGTCGGCACCCATTAGATAAATTGCTTTTTCATATCCATGATCATCAACTTCATCATAATCATCAAATTCTATCTCAAATGGAGTACTTTTGTCTATACTAACTGTTATTGTAAAATTTGTACCACTTCTCATTTCTGTATTTTTTAATTCAATGCTTGGTTGATAGTTTTGATTGTCAGTATATTTTAGATCTGTACGAACATTTCCGTCTTTGTCTTTTAAGACTTCTTTCATTTTTTTCTTGTTATATTCTTGTTGAACATCTTCTAATGTAGGTAAAGATCCATTTGCCTTCCTTTCCCAGGCATATGTTTCTTTTAATAAGCTTTTCAATTTAATCATGATAGTATTTTCTTTGTTACATATATAAATATAGTTAAAAATTAATTCTTCGTACAAATACTAAATCTATTCTTCGATATCCATTTTCTTCAGTTAATATAAAAGAATTTTCAAATGCTTCCCATGGTATAATCATTGTTTTATCTAATATGCCATTATTTAAATCTTTGATAACTTCATTTAAAGCATTAACCGTATATAATGTATTGGTTTCTTTTTTTCTATGTATAGAAATTGTATTCTTTCCACGATACCCGTTATCTTCTGCATTAAATGTGCAATATAGATCGTTTCTATTTTCATAGTTTGCAAATACAAATATTCTATTTTCTGGAATTTCGAAATTCTGTTTGATATATTCTGTAACTATGTCTAAATTATTTTTATGTGCAAATGTGCACAATAGTTGTGTCCTCACTTTTCGTCCTAACTTTGTGCAGCAATGAATGTATATTTATTTAAATCTGCAGTTTTTACAAGTTTCATTCGATAATGTCCTTTAGTAACACTATGATTCACAAAATCATTAGCATAACCTATATGCGGAGTAGTATCTGATTTGAAATACCAAATTACTCCGGTAATTCCATTAAAAAATTTAGTTTTTATTGCTGATAATTGTTGTGTCAAATATGCTGGATCTTTTATAAACATAGATCTTTCTAATCGTTTAAACCAAATAATTACTTCTCTATTTTCGTTTGTTATAGTATTTCCTATGTTTATTGTAATTGGCTTATTGGTTGCAGAAGCAGTGCTAATTTTTTCAGCTTCGTCGTCACTTACCCAATATGATTGTTTTTTGCCGTCTTGACTAGTAGTTATTCTTGTATCTCTAACATCTGTGTCTAATTTTGTTTGATAGAAAATTTTATTTAATTCTTGAAATCCTCTATACCAATTTTCCCAATATCTTCCATATGGAACTTCACGAAATATAGCAACTGTTGCTGGGCTTTGAACTTCCTGTGCAAATCGATCGTTTATTATTTGAATCATTTTTTTTAATGCTCCATGCGACTCTGTGTCAACCATTGGAGATAACGTATCAAAAACATCTCCTAAATCAGAATATGGCTCAATAATATTTTTATAAAAATCTCTTAGCTCAAATGTAAAAGGAAATTTATTAACATCCCCATCGCCTGCAGGATCAAAATCTGCATTTTTGGTTAATTCTTTTACTTCCCATGATTCTTTATTGTCTAATCTAATATCTTTATCTTGATTTCCTCCAGAATTACTTCCTGCTACTCCTAGAGTTATTGGTACTTCTCCTCTACCTTGATCTCCGCCTTTAATTGGCCAAAATTTAACAAATGTTTTATATCCTTCGCCGTTTACATATGAATCAATTGAATGAGTTCTAAAATTTTCTTTAAATGCTATTTTTTCTTCTGGAGATAAAGTATTATATGTTTGTATAACGGCATCTATTACTGGCTGTTTAACATTTGCAGAAAGTAGCTCATTAGTCATGGTTTCTAAAAAACCTTCATCTTGTTCATTTAATCCTTTAGCTTGATAAATTGTTTGATCAATTTCTTGTTCAGAAAGCATATTGGTTTCACGTAACACAGAACGAAGAATCTCATAATCAGAATCTTTAGTTGGATATCCAGCATCCAATTGATATGTCCATTCATTAATAATTTTATTTATCATAACTTGAAGTCATTCATTTTACTATAAATATTACCTACTTTACATTTAACAGGGAAATCATCTCCTTCTAAACATGATTTTAGTTTTGGCAATATTTGTTTAGCTTCATGAATTGGAACATCAAATAACACAGAATCATATGTATATAATATTATACATGTTTTATATTTTTGTAATAAAATTGATAATTGAAATAATCGATTTGCAGTAAATTCTGTTTCTAATGATTGAAGATAATAATTAAATAATTTATTTTGATTCATATCAATCAAAGTATCTTTACACATTGGCCTTTTTAATATCGGTGTTTCTATACATCCATTCGTTTTCCATTTATTCCATAACGAATACACAAAATCATTTACTTCTTTAAAAAATGGAATTTTTAAAAACTCTTTTTCAATATGACCATATAACAATCTAAATGTTATTTGTTTGCTTTGTTCATATTGTTCTTGTGTTAATGAGTCAGTACCAAAATAAAATTTACCAAAATATGTATGTACCGATCCTTTGGGTAACTCATATCCAATTAGTCGTGCAATTAATCTTACATGATATGCATCAAAGTCAAATTCAACTAATGCACCATTTTCAAATCTACTACAGAATGCATCTCTAGTTCCATCTTGTTTATTCATTGCAGCAAAATTAAATCCACGGAATGCATTAGATGGTCGGCCTGTAGTTGTATGATAATGATATTGAGAATAAACACGACCATCTTTAATTAACTCTTTCATTTTAAATGAATTAGTTATTTGCATTCCGTTAGATTCAATTTTAGAAAATATTTTTGGATAGTAATTATTAAATTTTTTATATGAGTCTGATAATTTTGAATTAATAATCATTGGCATCGCATACTTTTGAATTTTTTGACACATTTCAATATGCTTCATTAATGGAATAATTGTATTTACATATGGTAAATTAGTATGCCTTCTCCAGTAAAAATGATGAGCTGATGTATAATAATGATTTTCGTCGTATGCTTCTCCGTATGTATACCACCATAGAGTTTTAACATCATAAACATTGTTATTTCCGCCCATTTGTAACCATAACTTTTTGTCATGAACAAATATAGATTCCAGATCGAGTAGTTTATTTAGATGTTCTTTAAACCCGGTTATTTGTTCTGTATGATGTATAGGAACAATGAATTCAATTTCATTGCTTGAATATACGTATATACAGGATATTTTATTAATAGATGGATGTAATTGATGATCTGCCAATATTGGAACTACCAATACATGAGACTCATTTTTAATATCTTGTAATAACGAATCTAGTTCTTTTGAATCGTTAATTATTATCATACATTAATATAATAATAATTTTTTTGGAAATATCAAAATATTAATACGAATTTGATACTGAAGTTAAAGAATTCTCTGTAGTTTGAGTAGGTTGTAATGTAAAAGATTGATTTATATTTTCTGGAACTTCATATGTAGTATCTGTATAAAATTCTGAATATGATTTAAAGTATTGTAATAATTCTGGCATTACTTTTGATTTTTCACGTATTGTTTCAATATTCTGTTCAACTACTCCAATTTCAGAAATACCATTTTTTATTACTGTATTTAAAGTTCCTGATATTTTCCATTCTATAGTTTCTAATTGATATAAATTATTATCAATTTTTTTCTTTTGATAATTTTTAACTGTTGTTGAATCAATTTCAATTAATTGATTTGTTGATACATTTTTTAAAATATGTCTAGTTATACTTTTTTTATTAATATCATTAACAGTTGGGGATGGATAAAATACAGTTGGAGTATTATATCTAGTTTTTATTTTAGGTTTATTAGATCTATATGTTTTTATATCTGCAGATTCTTCTTCATAAGGTATTAATGAAATAGATTTCCTAACATTCCATTCGCCTAATGTATAGACTTCTCCGGTTATATACTTATGATACAATCCGATATATTCTACACGACTTTTAGTCATATATTCTTTACCAGTAGTATACTGATTTTTTACAATTTCGTCTTCACTATAATATTCTTTTTGTCTCATTATATTATTGATCTACTTATTATTCTACTTCTACATGACAATGTAGTAGTCCATTCACCAGTAGCATCTACATTATGTGTTACTTTTTCTACATTAAATACAAAGTCGTCACGAAATCTTTGTGGTATTCCTCTGAATTGTAAAACATCTCCAAATCTAAATCCATTTATACCATCAATAGTAAATTCCAATGTATATAACCATCTTGGTTTTTGTTGATTTAGTGATTCTTTTAATGATGGTGTTGGATAATTTACATATGTTTGTAATGCAGCTTGTAATTTTTTTATTCTTTCACTGTCTCGATAATCATATGTTAAGTTTGATTTTGCTTCAGCTAAAACAATTTTAGCATCGTCATGCTTTTTTTTCCATTCTACTTCTTGGTCTGATCGTTCTTCTCCTCCGGATATTAAATAACTGTTATATGAAGAAGCTTTATTTGGAGATATGTTCGCTGCGTTAAAATTAAATAATGCATATTTAAATTCATCTGGTAAATCATATCCTAGTTTCATTTCACGAACAATTGTTCCTTTGTCGACTGATGCAAAAACTGGTATTTCATATTCTGCAACATTTCTATCAAAACCTAAATATTCTGCATCATGATACATTAATGTACTAGGAAGTTCTGGATGAAAAATTAATCCAGGAAAAACTCCAGTTCCAGTTTGAACTTTAATTTCGTCTGATATTGCTATTATAAAATTTTTAATTGTAAATGGTTTTTTAGTATCTGCTTTCAATGTTGATTCTATTTCTGAAATTGTTTCTAGTTCAATTAGTATTCTGGACAAACATCCATATTTTGTTGTTT